GAGCCGGGGATGATTGTTCACCACGACGGCCGTGAGTTCACTGTTCAAGCTGTTCTGGACCGGGATGGTCGCCGCCGCTGGCTGACGTTGCTCTGTAAGGAGGTGCGCCCGGCATGAGGATGAAGGTCCGAGTGAAAGGCATGGAGGAAATTAGCGCGCACCTGAACATGATGCCGCGGGAAGTGTCGGGCGCGCATCTTCGGGAGGTGGCACTGGAAGGCGCCGAGGTGATACGGGCTGAGGCCGAAAAGAACGCGCGGGAACGGAAGGTCACCGGGACGCTTGCCGGCGACATCCACGCCGAGATCGCGAAAGAGAGCGTCGGCAGCCGCGTGGTCGTCCAGATCGGCCCGGGCAAAAAAGGCTGGTACGGTCGCCTCGTGGAGATGGGGCACGCCATCGTGCGCGGTACCCGGAAGGCAGACAGGAAGATCATCGGCCATGTTCCGCCGCATCCGTGGCTCCGGCCGGCGCTGGACGCGAAAAAGCATGAGGCTCAGGAAGTGATGATCCGGGCCTTCCGCCGGAGGCTGAAGCTGAAATGAACGTCTCGCCCCGGGAAGCCGTATATGCGCACCTCATGTCCGACCCGAACATCACCGCACTGGTCGGCGACCGAATCTACCACCAAACGCCGGACCTGGACGCCGCGTATCCGCTGATCGTGCTCAACACCATCTCAAACGTAAACCGCCGGGACCTCTCGTCGGTTTTTGCGTGCGACACGCGGATCCAGATCACGATCATGGCCGACACGCTCAAAGAGGCGGAGACCATTTTAGCTACCGTTCGGGCCAGCCTGGATGGTTACAGCGGAATGATGGCCGGGCACCTACCGGTGCTCGCCTGTGTAGTGGACAATTTTTCGCCGGATTACCTCGAAGACGTTGGGCAAACGCATTATCACGTCGATTTTCTGATAACGCACAAAGGAGTGGTGTGAAATGGCCGAAACGACTGGACTGAGGACAAAGTTTTACCGTTCCGAAAACGGAACGACGTGGGAGGAAATCGCACAGGTCGCCTCGATTACGCCGCCGCAGCCCGAGCGTGAAGTGGCCGAGGTCGACGAGCTCAACCCGCCGGGGGACGTTCGGAAGAAGCTTCCGGGCATCATTGACCCGGGCGAAGTGACGGTGACGCTGAACTTCGACCCGACGAACGAGGGGCATCTGGATCTGGAGCAGGATTTTCGTGACGGCGCCGCCATGCACTATCGCATCAAATTGCCCAACGACTGGGGCTGGACATTCCAGGGCATCGTGACCTCCTACGCGCCGCAAGAAATCGCCTCCGGCGACGTGGTGCAGGCGGAAGTCACGATCACGCTGTCCGGCGTGTATCAATTCGGGGAAATCACGGACTGATGTGAGGAGGACAGAACGTGAGCAAATTTCTGACTCGCGACGCAATCCTGAAAGCTCAGGACCTGCCGACTGAGGTGGTCGAAATTCCAGAATGGAACGGTGCCGTCATTGTGCGCGGGCTGACCGGCGCCGAGCGTGACGCCTTCGAACAGTCGATTGTGGAAACCCGGGGAAAGAATACCCGCATGAACCTGCGGAACATTCGCGCGAAACTGGTCGCGCTGACCGTGGTCGACGAAGACGGGAACCGGATTTTCAGCGATGAGGATGCCGAAGCGCTCGGCAAGAAGTCGGCGGCCGCGCTCGATCGTGTTTTCGCAGTGGCGCAGCGGCTGTCCGGTCTTCGGCCTGAAGACGTCGAAGAGCTCGCGGGAAACTGAGGGCGAACCCGGCCCGACGGTTCTATTTCCGCCTCGCCCTCGCGCTCGGGATGACCGTTCAGGAGCTCCTCTCCCGGGTGAGCAGCCGGGAGCTGGCGGAATGGATGGCGTTTTTTGAGCTCGAACCGTGGGGCACTGAGGTAGAAGACTGGCGGGCCGGACTCATCGCGTCGACAGTCGCGAATGCGAACCGTGACCAGAAGCGTCGCCGCAGGCCATACGAGCCGCAGGACTTCATGCCGAGGAGGGATGTTCGACCGAAGGAAACAGAGGAGCAACCCGTCGAGGACCAAATCGCAATCGTGGAAATGTGGGCAAGGATTCTTTCAGCAGCAAATCAAGAAGGCGGCCGGTGATTCGGCCGCCTTTCAATCATTTTTCTGTTTCGGCAGGTGCCGAGGTAACCGACATAACCGAGGTGGGAGCAAATGGCAACAGTTGGCGCCTTTAATGTTGCCCTGGTGGCTTCCACGGGGCGCTTTGTTTCGGCAATCAGCAAGGCCGACCGCCGGTGGAACAACTTCGCGAGGAACATCCAGCGCCAATCCCGGTCCATGCCAGAGGCGATCCGGAAAGTCACCCCGGCCGCCCTTACGATGGCGCGGGTGGTGACGCGGGCAACCGCAGTTGCTGGTGCAGCCCTGACCGGTATGGGAGCTGTCGGGGTGAAGATGGCGGCAAACTTTGAACAGAGCCAGATCGCCTTCACGACGCTTCTCGGATCGGCTGAAGAGGCGTCTCGTTTTTTGCGTGAACTCGAAATCCAAGCCCGCCGGACGCCATTCGGAATGGCTGAATTGCAACAGGCCTCCCGTCAGTTGCTCGCCTACGGCTTCACGGCTGATCGCGTGCTCGAAATGATCACGCCGATCGGCGACGCAGTTGCGGCGATGGGCGGCGGCTCGCAGATGTTTGAGTCCGTCATCCGAGCGCTCGGTCAGATTCGCGCAAAGGGAAAGCTCGCCTCGCAAGAAATGCTCCAGCTGACCGAGCAGGGCATTCCGGCGTGGGAATTCCTCGCTGAGGCAATTGGTGTGACCGTCCCGGAAGCGATGGAGAAGGTCTCGAAGGGGGCCGTCAGCTCGACAGTTGCGATAGACGCTGTGCTGCGAGGCATGATCCGGAAATTCGGCGGCGCCATGGAGGCGCAGTCGAGGACCATGCTCGGTCAGTGGGAGCAGCTGCGGGACGGCATGGCGACCATCACCCGCGGACTCGGGCAAGACATCATCCGGATCTTCGGTCTCGCATCGGCGATGGAGCGACTGAACAATGCGATCGGTCGATTCGCCGATATGGTGAGCCGCGAGGGCTTCCTCGGAGCTCTCCGCCGTGCATTTCCGCCGTGGGTGCAGCCGATCATCATCGGAATCGCCGGCGCGATCGGTGGCGCGCTCGTGCCGGTCATTGTCGGCATGCTAATCCCGGCGCTGAAAAAACTGCGGACGAGCCTGGTTGCGACGATGCGGCCGTTGCTCCCATGGATGGTGATCGGGGCGGCTGTCGCGGCGACCGCGCTCCTGATCGCGAGGTACTGGAACCAACTCGGCGACATCGCGCGCCGGGTGTGGTCCGGCATCTCCGCCGTGGTGCTGTACGCCGCATCGCTCATCGTGCGCGGGACGGGGGCGATCATCGGTGCCATTTCTGTTTTCATACCGGCCCTCCGTGGAGCCTCTCAGGCCATGACGGACATGGCGAACCGCCTGAAGTCCATGGCTGCGCAGTCCATGGCGGCCGCAAAGACGTCCGCCTCCGGAAGCACGGCTGTCGCTCAGTCTGCGCAGCAGGTGGCAACCACGGCGCAAAAGGCCGCGGAGGCGCAGCAGGGGCTCGGTGAATCAGTGGAGGAGGCTGCGAAAGCGGCGCAGAGTAACCTGCAGTCTTTCGACGAAGTGCACTCGATACAGGAAGAGATGGCCGATTCACCGGCGACGCTTGAGCTCGAAGGTTTGGAGATCGGGGATCTACCCGGCGTGGCTGGTCTCGGAAACGTCTTCGCAGATCTGGCGGAAGAGGTGGATGCGGGAGCCGGCCGGATCGCCCAGGCGTGGCAGAAGACGGTGGACGCCATTTCCGGCGCGTGGGAACGGCTCAAGACCGGCGCACTCAACACGTTCCCGTGGCTACAGAGCGTGATCGACGGTTTTGCCCGGGCTGCGGATTGGGTGCGCGCAAACTGGTCGACCATCGGTCCGGTCATGGAAACCGTCGCCGGCGTGCTGGCTGTGGTCGGCCTGGCCATTTTGGCCATCACAAGCCCGATCGGGGCGGTTGTGGCCGCCGCGACAATCCTCGTCACGATTGCGACGCTCATCATCGCCAACTGGGACGAGGTTGGGGCTTTCCTGCGAGGACTGTGGGAAAAGCTCGGTCCGCACCTGATTTCTATCTGGGAAACTCTCAAGGACGCCGCGGTCGCGCTCTGGGAGGCGATTGTCGAGACGGCGAAAGTGATCTGGAACGGATTGAAAACGTTCTGGGCTAACTGGGGTGACACCATTCTCGCTCTGCTCGGTGGTGTGTGGCGGCAGATCGGCATCATCATTGAGACTGCGATCAACTTGGTGAAGAACATCATCGGCC